TATATTATATTGTTATACAAATGCACAATATGGTTTATGGATCTTCCAGCACCAACATTTGAACAATCAGGTTTGATTTCAGTTGTAGTAGGAGCAGGCGCAGCTTGGTTCGGTCTATATGCTGGAACTGCTAAAGATAAAATCAATAGTCAGTAACCTATGGGCGAAGTCTTTGGCCTGATAGCTGAAGTAGGCTTTCCTATAGCTATGGCTATGATAGGTGGGTTCTTTATATTCCTTACTATTAAATACATACTTGAATCAGTTGTTGGACAGGTAGATTCTATTCACGGCATTGTTGGATCACTTGATAATAGAGTTAAAACCATGAATCACGATATGATAAGAATAGATGCAACTATGTGTGTTGTCCTAGGCATACGTCCTGATCTTAACAGGATAGCTAGAGCTAACGGCAAAGAAGACGCTAGAAGAGACTAATGAGCATTGCACAAGCTATATCAGACTATGGCTTTCCTATAGTAGCTACTGTTGGATTACTCTATATGATTTATTTTATATGGGGTTTTATTACCAACAATATTAAAAAAAAATTATCTGAAGCTTCTGTAACGCTTATAGCTTTAATTGACAGAATTAGAGTTTTAGATAATGATATTATAAGATTGCAGCAGAAATTAGATACGGTTATTGAATTAAGAAATAACCAGGAGAAAGAAGATGGTAAAAAAAAGTTTAAGCAAGAAGGATAAAGACGAAAGAAATTTTTTATATAAACTTATTGCTGTTATAGGAATAATATTATTTGTTGGAATGTTTACACAAAATATTTTTGCAGATCAAATTACTCACAAATTTAAGTCACCATCTTTTAATGGTGTTAATACCTCTAGTCATTACCTTACTATTGAGAACCAAGAGTTTAATCGTAAGCAAACTATTAAAGACGAACTAAAAGCGGCCATAGAAGAAGCTGAACGAGATAAAGAAAATTCTACAGTTCAGCGTTTTATTCGTAACTTTGAAAGCAGAGTCTATGCAGAACTAAGTAGACAGCTTATTGCCAACCTATTTGGTGAAACACCTTCTGATTCAGGTGTTATATCTTTAGAAGGTAATACGATAGAATACAGCACAGACGGAGATTTTTTAACACTTAAAATTACGGAAGCAGATGGCACAGTCACGATTATTACAATTCCTATTGGTAGCTTCACTTTCTAGTTGCTCTATCTTTGATCAGTATGAAGATACATACGAGAAAAGATTTAAAGCACATGATGTAGTACGAATAGACGAGTTACAATCACAATACTTATTAGATGTTAAGACACCAATAGTTAGTCCAGTAGTTGCTGTATATCCTTCTTCTTTTACAGATCAAACAGGACAAAGAAAAAGTAATAGTGAGTTTGCATTATTCTCTACAGCAGTAACTCAATCCCCCCATACTTTATTAATACGAGCTTTAAAACATGCAGGAAATGGCAAATTTTTTAGAGTAGTAGAAAGAGTAGGATTAGATAATCTTACAAAAGAAAGACAGCTAATTCGTAGTGCTAGAGAGCAATTTGCTACAGATGAAGAGAAAAAAAAGAAGCTTTCGCCTTTGCTATTTGCAGGTGTCTTGCTAGAAGGAGCTGTCATAAGTTATGATAGTAACTTGACAACTGGAGGAATGGGTGCTCGTTATCTAGGGATAGGCACTAGCATTCAATACAGAGAAGATAACATTACAGTAAGTTTAAGAATGGTATCTGTCGCAACTGGTGAAATACTTACAGAAGTATTAAGCCAGAAAACCATATTTAGTTATGGTAAGTCAGAAGATGTTTTTAAGTTTATTGAGATGGGCACCGAGTTGGTAGAAATAGAACTAGGCAACTCGCGAAATGAATCAACAACTATTGCGCTTATGAAGGCAATAGAAGGAGCAGTATTAGAACTTATTACTATCGGTTACGATAGGGGATTTTGGAAACATGCAGAAATACAAATTAAAAAGCCTACTTGCGATGATGATGACTGTCTCGCTATACGCGGCTGATAACGAAATATATTTAGATCAATCAGGTACTACGCTTAATTTAGACATTGAGCAATTAGGTATATCAAACATCATTGGTGGACTTAGCTCATCAGCAGGAAGCCTTACAGCTTTTGATATTGATGGAACGACCATGACCATTGATATTAATATGATTGGTAATACCAATAAATTTCTAGGTGATATATGGGCAGATAACTTTACTGCTATTTATAACTTTACTGGTAATACAAACACGTTTACTATCCAAGTAGATCCAACCAACACCTACGGAGCTGATAGCTCTAATCAAAATATAGCTGTTACAGGTTCTAGTAATACTTTTACACTAAACCAAGGTACATCAGCACTAGCTGCTACCTTAGATTTAGATTGGATCATCCAGGGTTCTAACAATACAGTTGTATCAAACATTAATATTGATGGAGCTACTAACTATATGGATATAGATGGTAGTGATAATACAATCAATTACACTGGTGCAGGAGTAAGTGCTTCAGCAGGTGGTTACTTTTATTTAGACCATACTGGAGGACAGAGAAATTTTAATATTCAACAACTCTCAACACAAGATAATGACTGGCTTAAAGTTATTAGTGTTGGCGGCAATGCTGCTTCCACAGTTTGCATTATCCAAAACGATCAAGGAACTTCACTCGGCTGTTAGTATTGGTGGGATATCTGAACTTAATGGTTCAGCACAGATTGTAAGGGACGAGCCGTTTAATGCAGAAGTAGATTTTGCAATTCAAAGCAATGATGAGGCTGTTACTACTAATGGCCGCATGGCTATTACTTTTCTTGATGACTCAACAGTAAAGCTAACCGAACACTCACAATTAACTATAGATGAATACATCTATGATCCAGATCCTAGTAAAGCAAAGATGGCCCTTACCTTTGGACTTGGTACTGCTAGATTTATTACAGGTAACTTAGGCAAGATAGATAAACAAAACATATCTTTAAGAACACCTACAGCTAATATAGCTATAAGAGGTACAGACTTTACAGCTACTGTAGATGAATTGGGTAGATCATTAATAATACTTTTACCAGACGCTTTAGGTTTGTCTAGTGGTGAGATAGAAGTGGTTACTGCTATGGGTAGTGTTTTACTTAATAAGCCATTCCAGGCAACAACTGTATCTGTGTTTGAGTCAGCACCAAGTAAGCCTGTAATATTAGACCTTACTTTAGACATTATAGATAACATGCTTATTGTTACTCCACCTAAAGAAAACATAACTCTTACCGAAGAGGTATCACAAAATGCTAAAGCAAACATACTAGATTTTAATGATTTGGATATTGATTACCTTGATGAAGACTTCTTAGGCGAGGATGAGCTGGAGTTTACTGAGCTTGATATTAATTACCTTGACACCAATTTTTTAGAAGACTTGCTTAATGTATTAGACTCTCTTGCTATAGGAGAAGATGAGGATGTATTAGCAGATGCAGGTGGTATTAACTTAAGCGGTACTAGAATAGGGCAAGATCCAGATACTCAAATAACTACCTTGGTTCAAGGTGATATAATAAGCCTTAGAAGAAAGGTAAATGATTCAGTTAGATTAGATTTAAACGGCAATGGCTCTTATACTTTAATCATTATCCAAGATGGTGTTAGTAACGTTGTTAAAATTAACGGCGGTGGCGACTCCAACATAACCATAACTCAAAGTGAATAAACTTTTATTACCTATACTTTTGTTACTAAGTTTGCCCTTAGTATTCCAAAGCACCCCTACCGAAATACTTAAATTAAAAATCTTTGATTCATTAGTTGCGGAGCAAGAACCATCTGGTTACTTTACTACTCTTAATATTACAGAAGATGATGTTCGTGAAAGAGGGGGATGGCCTTTCCCTAGAAAAGATTTAGCTCAAATACAATTAGACATTTTATCCGAAGGTGCAATAGGTATTGGTTGGGTAGTATCGTTTAGTGAGCCAGATAGGTTTGGCGGAGATCAGTTCTTTGCAACAGCTCTTGAGCTTGGGCCAACTGTTTTAGCTATGTTTGAAAGTCCTAGTGGATCTTATCCGCCAACTACAGGAACTGTCATACTAGGAGATGATGTAGGTGGTTATATGTCACCTGGAATTGTAGAAAACGTAGATGTATTAAAAGCGGAAGCTACTCAAGGGATTGCATCTGCTCCAGTTGATATTGATAACTTGGTTAGGCGAATACCATTGCTGATGAAAACTCCTGAAGGTTGGGCTCCTGCTTTTGGAACTCAGGTATTAAAAATACTCGCAGGATCTAAAACATACATTATAAAAACTAATGATAATGGATTAGAAGAAATAGTTATAAAGGGTATACCTCCAATTCCTGTAGATAATTATGGCCGTAAATGGATAAGCTGGGTTGATACACCACAAACAACTTTAAAAGAAATGGATGTAGCAGGTAAGTTTGTATTTATTGGTGTTACTGCTAACGGAATCATGCCACAGATTGCAACGCCATCTGGATTATTAGAACCGCATAAGATTCAAGCAGCATTATCTGAGTCAATTCTTATAGAAAACTCTCCACATATTCCAGATTTTGCAATAGCGTTGGAGATTCTAATTTTTGGAATATTCGTGTCGTTGACATGGATTGTAATAAACTTCCTTGGTGTAACCAAGGGCGTAAGTATTGCAGTAATTTTACTTTTAACCACGGGGCTCTTAGGCTTTTTTAGTATTCAAAAAGGTTATTTGATTGATTTTTCATGGACTTTTATCTCACAATTCATAACTGGAGCTATTGCTTTCTATTTAAACTTTAGAAAACAATTTAAGTTGCGTCAATTAATTAAAAAACAATTTGAACATTACCTTGATCCGAGGCAAGTTAAACAATTACAAGAAAATCCAGAACTTTTAAAACTTGGAGGAGAGAAAAGATATGCTACTTTTTTATTTACAGATGTAAGGGGTTTTACTTCTTTGTCTGAAAAATTAAAACCTGAAGAGGTAACTGAGATTATGAATAAAGCATTAACAGTTCAAGTTGAATGCGTGCAAAAGAATGGCGGCATGGTAGATAAATTTATAGGTGATGCGTGTATGGCTATTTTTAATGCTCCGTTAGATTTAGAAGATCATCAAAACAAAGCAGTGAAGACTGCTATTGAAATGCAAGAAGCAATCAAAGAACTTAATAAAGAACTATCACATGAGATAGCAATAGGTGTAGGAGTTAATACAGGTCAAGCAGTAATAGGTAACATGGGATCTGATACCAGGTTTGATTTCTCAGCTATAGGAGATGCTGTAAATATTGCAGCTCGACTTGAATCTGGAACTAAAGAAGCAGGCGTTGATATACTTATAGGAGAAGAGACTGCCAAAGATTGCAGTTTTAAGTTAAAATCTGTAAAAGATATTAAAGTTAAGGGTAAAGAAAAAGCTTTAAAGGTATATACAATATAAGGAAAGATATGGCTACAGCAAAAGATGCTTTAAATGCAATAGAATCACATGAAAGAGAATGCAAGGCTTTATATAAAAGTATTGACAGAAGATTAGAAGATGGATCAAAAAGATTTGATAAGCTAGAGAACATGATCTGGGCCGTATATCCTTTTATATTAGTATCAATAGTTTTATCTAGGCTTGTTTAATGAA